TCATCGGAATATCTTACGATTATTCCTGGCCCACAGCTCTTTCTCATGATCTTCTCTGCACTCACGACAGCAATAACTTGTGCCAGCCAAAGACTTCTCACCACAGTCGCCGTTTTTGCAAATCGTGGAAGGCGGGGTGGGTTTAGCGCGATTAGCTATTGCTGCATTGAGATGATGCTCAAATTCAGCGGTTGCCTCGTCAATAATATCAGCCATGAGATTGCCTCCTGCTTTTCACTGTCATCGTTTTATTTTCAATTGCTTCGTCGTAACCCCGTTGATAGACATCATCAAAAAACGCTCTGATAAACTCAACGCGAGGCAGGCTCATTGAATGCCTTCTCTTAATTATTCTTCCGCTAACATCTTCAATGTATTCATTCATATACTCATCAAATTTGTTCATTGAAACCTCTTTTACCCGCGGCAATAAGCCTCGATTCAACGAGGCTCGCCATGTTTTTATGACTTATTTCTTTCCGTAATCATTGCATCGGCGATGGCGTATGCGGCCTCACTCAAGTCGCCATAGTTAGATGAAGTCATCGCGCTACCCTGTGTGATAATCGCGCCCAGCATGGCGTTGGTTGCCAGATAGTCGCGCAGAGTCATACCGTCTTGCGCATAGTTGTGCTCTTCGAGCCAGTCGTCTTTGCTGTAGGGCCGCGCAAAGGCTTGCCCGCCATTATCGATAGTCATAATTCCATCCTTATCAGTTGTTTAGGCGAAAAAAAACCGCTCAAGGCGGCGTTCAGTGTGTGATGTCGTTGTTCGCGGTAACGGGAAACGCGCTATTTTCGAGGCGCGACGGCGAAGAGGGCGACCTGAGGCAGGCAAAGATTGTCAGCGCTGGGGTAATAACGCGTCTCGCGGACTGACAACGCTTTATCAACCCGGTTTACCGGTTTGCGCTTGCAGCTGAGTTCGGCACGGCTGGGTCGTCCCGGCGTAACATTCAATTCTTTGCTGAAGTCGTTAACCGCCAGCGTTTGCAAATGTTGGCGGCTTTCGCGACGTCGAGTGGCCGCTGTTCCATTAAATGGAGTCTTGCGAGTCATGTTGATCTCCTGGGTCGTGTAGAGAAAAATAGCTTGCTGAACCAAATGGTTGCTTAGCATTTTGATTGGCTTTTCAGCCACGTGGGTGTGATATGCACCGTTCTAAAGAGCTGATTGAGGTAAAGGGACTTTATGCGGTCGCCAATTCCCATTCGATAATAAATATTGAACTAATAGTACGATATTGGCAAGGGTGTTTAGTACTTTATGTGGTGATTTAAAATGAACTTTTGGTTTAACTTTTGAATGGTAAGGGATTTATTTTTGAAAATTGCTGCTGAGGGGATGAGGTCGTGAAATGAAAGAGCAGGGGCCTAAAAAACCCAGCACAATGGCTGGGTTGGGGCGTAGTAACTATTTAAACAGGCCGATTACAGCAGCCTAAGCTTGGTCTCAACGGCGACGCCAATAATCCGGCAATTACCGTTGATAGGAACCATTGGCCATGCAGGATTAAGCCCTTTAAGGTATTTTTGCCCGCTGTCGATCACAAACTTCTTGAATGTCGCTTCGTTAAAGTCCGTGAGTTTAGCGACCACCAGTTTTCCGTTGGTGGCTTCTTTACCCGTATCAAAGAGAACGAAAGTACCTTCAGGAATACTCAGGCCCATTGGCGCGGTCATTGAATCGCCGTCAACCAGCAGCCAGAATCCTTCGCCTTGTATATGGGCTTCTGATTCAAGCCACAAATCGATTTCTTTAAGACTGTAGGCTTCAATGGCTTCGTCCCAGGCTCCGGCCTGCACCTTGCTGAGTACCGGATAGGTTGCCCCACGGGTGTATGGCCTGAAGTTTGAAACGTTACTGTTTTCACCGGTAGTAATTCCTAACTGTAACCACACCGGGTCAACTTTTAGAAACTTGGCCAATTCTGCCATCACTGCGGGGCGCGGTAACGATTCGGCATTTAACCATTTGCTGACGCCTTTCGATGAAAGGCCTGTCGCACGGGATAAAGCCATCCCGCGTCCGTGTTCGTCGAGCCCAGCATCTTTACAGGCTTGCGCAAGCCTCTGAGCAAATTCTTCACGCAATTTTTCAGTTCGAACCATGAGTACGATAATAAACCTCTTGTAAAAACTTTCAGTACAATTGTAATATGTACTTAAAGTACGAGATTGGGTTGCCGCTAGCATATCGGAAGTTGCGATTAAAAAATAGCCCAACCCGGAGATATAGGCTTCTCGACTGAAAAAACTGGCTTGCCACCTCGCTCTTTAAACAACGGACCTCATGTCCTACGTCGCTGCAAAGCGAATTTAAAGAATTCAAGACCCTGTTAAAGCCCAAATCAATAGAGCAAACCAACAGGGTAAAGCTTTACGCCAGGCATGGGCCAAGGGGGCCATATGAAACGAAGCTGGTTTTTTTATGATGATCTCACTTCGGCAGAAGCCGACGAATTAATCCTCCAGTATCAATCGCGCAACATCCAGACCCGCAGGCAACTTAACCCAGACAGATTGTCCTGGAGCGTGTCCGCGTATCTTGAAGAAACCCCTCGGCGCCCCAGACCTAGCAGTCGCTGGCTGAGCGCCCTTGGAAAAATCATTTGATGCATTCTTTCTTGACAGTTCTGCCGCGTATTTTTATGCACCGAGGCAACGTCAACATCAAGTTTTCGCAATAATGGAGAAATAAATGAGAAAACAAGACGCCATTTACACACTGCCGATGATTTTAAAACAAGCAGACTTGCGCCGGGTGTGGTGTCGTGGTCGCAAGACCATCACCCCTTCTCAACGAGTGTGGACGCGCTACATGCTGTCTCTATGGGGCAAGCATTTAGGAGGCGATGATGCACCGGCAGGTTGTGTCAACGTGATAGGCCGCTTGATGATCCGTTCCGAATGGAGCCACGATCAGGCCGAAAGAATTATTAATGTCGTAAAAGATCTCTACAGCCGGGGTTATCGGGGTGAAGAGCTGTTCAACGTTGCGCGAGGGATAGTCCTGCCTGGTGCTTCGATAAACGGCATATTCGCTTCATTTTCAGAAACCGAGGATGCGGCTTTTGTCGAATCAGTGATGCATAAAGAAATTAAGCGCGATAGTCCGATTCGCTCAATTGCTATTAAACGCTATTGCGATCGCCGCACAGTCCAAAATATCGCGCAAGATATTAACTACCACACCGGCTTTGATATTCAGGCTGCCCGAAAGCGCGTGACGTGGTGTGAAGAGATACTGGAGGAAGAGTTGTTTTTTGCAATGAAGCGCCTTTTAGAGGTAGAAGTTACCCACAATTAAAATTAATTAGGAATTTATTTAAAAAAAGATTGCCAAATAAGAAATGAAGCTGTATATTTCATCTAAGCTTGAAAATTAAAGCGACAGCAAATCACCGCCGTAAAGCCGCAGTAAATAAGTACGCCAATCTAAGTACAGTAATTAAAAGCACACCAATTAAAATACGGTAATAGAAACACGGTAATAGAAAGTACGGTGACAAATTAACGGTTTAAGTTTTAGCATTTCATTAAAACTTCAGCGCCGAACAAATTTAGAGGCCTTTGCAGAAATGCAGAGGCTTTTTCGTATGCAAAATCGGGCTACGTTTATTGCTCACCCTACAATCTTTTTAATCTCCCTTTAACAAGGGCGATTATTTAAAAGCACTCTCCTCATTACGTATGCGAAATATCCAACTCTAAGGCTCACCTCGGTGAGCTTTTTTTATGACTACAGCACACCTAACAACGGTTGGCGTTGGAGACAATGAGATGAACCAAAACGGTGACGGATTTTGGACTCACTATTGGGCCACGGTTACAGCTTTGGCCAGCGCGGCAGGGTTGACCACTGAACAGTGGATTTACGTATTTTGTGCCATCTTTGGCGCGCTTTTGTCGTTTGGTTCCTACCTGGGCAATCGACAGGCTCTTAAGGCAAAACAGAACGAGGACGAGAAGCGTACTGAAATGCTTCGCACTTATCTTTCTTCCAGAAAAGACAATTCCGCCGCCCAGTAACGTCATAGAACTCCGCAGAATTTAATTTCCAACTGATGACTTCATTGACGTGATGTCATTTCCCGCGCCGAGCTTCACAACATGTAATGGCGCTTAACCGCAATGCAGGCAATAACCTGATATGGCTGATCCATCAGAAATACTCAATGTCATTGCGGCGCAGGTAGCCGCAATTGTCTACCCAAACGGCACGAGTTCGGCCAGCATTTCCGGCACGGCACTCAATGTTTACGCAGGCTGGCCCGTACATAGTGTGCTTAATACTGACATTCTGGCCGGAACCTCACACATCTCGGTATTTCCATTGGATGGAGAGCAAAAAATTCCCACCGCGCTGGGGCGGCCCTATCGGGAAGTGGAAAGCGGGGACCCCACGATCGTTGCGACGGTAAGTGATTCATCTGTCACACTTTCTGGCACGGTATCGACGCCGCAGAACGTTTACCTTCTGGTCGATGGCACCGGGTATCACTACGCCGTGCAGTCCGATGACACGCTGACGACAATTGCCACCGCGATGTCGACGCTTATCCCTGCCGCCAGCAACGTTGATGCCGTCATCTCCATACCGCAGGCGATTGAGATTATTGCCAGAATCGGGGGAGTCGGTTCACAGGCGCGCGAGCTACGCAGACAAACCAAGGAGTTCATGGTCACTGTCTGGGCGCCAACTACCGCGCTGCGCGATAGTTTAGGCAGTGCGCTGGATTCAGGACTGTCAATAAACAGCAATCTACAGCTGTCTGACAACCTGCCGGCGTTTATGATTTATTCCCGCTCGATGTTTTCCCAGGACACCCAGATTTACCGGCGCGACATCGTTTTTTCGGTGAACTACGCCACCTCGCAAACCCTCTCGGCGCCACAGGTAGTGGCACCGGTTATTAGCATCAACGACTACACCCAACCCCTCTAAATTATCAGGAGTAATCATGGCAGATACCGATGACGTTAACGCGTCAGGCACTATTGCGCCCGCAAGCGCAGCTTCATCCTCGGCAGCAGTGGCTTCAAGCCTCGGCTTTATCTTGGTCACCCGCTTTGCATTTGCAGATTATCAGGTCGGCGACGAGATAACCGATGAGGATGAAATTAAAGACATTCTCGCTGGCGAACTCGCTGTCTATGTGATTAAACGCGCAGCATAAAACCCCTCTCATTTAACACCAGAGCCCGCCTGAAGCGGGTTTTCATTTGGAGATAGCCATGCCGATTTATCAAGCTGGCAGTTTGAACACCTCTGCGCTGACCGCGCCAGACTTATACGTCCAGGTTGTTGCACCCACGACGCAATACATTAACGGCGTTGCTACTGACGGCCTTGGGCTGGTTGGTATCGCGAGCTGGGGCCCGGTTAACAGCCCGTTCCAGATTGGTTCAGCCAGCGATCAGGCGCTGTATATTGGCAGTCAGCAGAACCGTAAATACGATCTTGCCACTGCGGTAGCGATCTCCCTACAGTTGGGGGCGACTAATCTGAACTGCGTTCGTGTCACCGACGGCACCGACATTGCCGCCAGCGTTGCGTTAAATGATGCGGCAAGCAGCCCGGTTGCCGGCGTTACGCTGACTGCGATTTACAGCGGCACTACCGGTAACAGCATTCAGGCGATGATTACTGGCGGCACCGCGGCCAACTCGTACAAGTTGACTATTTATCTGCCTGGGCAAACCGCCGAAGTGTTCGACAACATCACCGGTACCGGTGCGGCCTTCTGGTCGAATTTGGTCAGCGCGGTGAATAACGGTCAGACCAGCGTGCGCGGCGCAAGCCAGTTGGCCATTGCGACCCTGGGTTCAAGTACTGCACTGCCGGACGTAACGGCGACTTACACACTGGTGGGCGGCACTGATGGTGTTGATTCTATTAGCGATACTATGCTGATTGGCATCGACGGCAGCAGCACGACCCGTAAAGGCATGTACGCTCTTCGCGGCACCAACTCGCAGGTGATCAATCTGGTCGGTCTGACCACCTCGACCCTGTGGCCGACAGTGAATACCTTTGCCGCCAGCGAAGGCTCCTACGCAGTCTCGCAGTTCACGGCAGGCACCACTTATTCCACTGCGGCAACTCTGCTCACCGCTGCCGGTGTCGACAGCTGGAACTTCAAGGCGATGGTCGGCGACTGGACCTACTGGCTGGACAGCGTTAACGGCCTGACCCGCATGGTTGAACCGGCAACTTTCGAGGCGGCCAATATCGCCTCTCGTAGTCCGAGCGTGTCAACTCTCAACAAGTCGATTAGCACCATCGTTTCTACCCAGCGCAGTCTGGCTAACCAGCCTTACTCGCTGTCAGAAATTGGTTCAATCAACTCGGCACGTTTGGACGTAATTACCAACCCATGCCCGGGTGGCAATTATTTTGGTATCCGCTCTGGCCGTAATACCAGCTCCACCGCCAGTCAGAATGATGATACCTACACTCGCATGACCAACTATTTGTCACTGACTCTGGCGGCGAGCTTTGGCGATGTCGTAGGCCAAAACCAGACTGCCGACCTGCGTCGTGAAACCAAAAGCACTATTGAGGCGTTCCTGCAAAACCTTGACGATCAGGGGATGATTGGCGACCCGAACGGCGGCGCGTCCTTCTCTGTCACTCTGGATTCGACCAATAACTCAGACTCTCAGGTAGCACTCGGTTACATGCAAGCCGATGTCGCCGTCAAATACCTCAACGTAGTGCGTTATTTCCTGATTAACCTCGAAGGCGGCGGTAGCGTCTCCATCTCGGTTTCTAATTCAGCGTCCAACTAATCACTCAATAGACCCGCTACGGCGGGTTTTCTTTTCGGAGCAAAACTATGCCGCAAAATGGATACACTCTTGGCCGCGATATCGCAGTCGATATCGTTACCGCCTATGGAACTCTGCGTATTCCGCAGGTTATCAGCTTTGAAGCCAAACCCAGCGTTAGCAGCCTGGTTATCACGCCGCTGACTGGCCTGACCGATGAACTGCTGATCCCCAAAAACTGGAGCGGGACCATCGAAGCCGAACGGCAGGATGCAACCCTCGACGCCTGGTGGGCGCAGTGGGAAGCCGACTATTACAACGGCGTTAACCGCGCGGCGGGCACCATTACTGAAACCGTCGAAGAAGTGAATGGTTCAGTCAGCGTGTGGCGTTATACCAACGTGCAGGTCCACTTCAGCGAACCGGGCAAGAAGTCGGGCGATCAGACTGTTCGCCAGTCAATGACCTTCACCGCACAGCGCCGCATCCGCGTATCCTGATTAAGAGAAACACATGGCCAATTTAAACGTTCACGCAAGTAAAGATAGAGACCTGAAGCCGCTACAGGAAGAGGGCAGCGCTGTGACTGATGCACGCGGTCGGGTGATTAAAATTCGCGAGCTGGATGCCGTTCAGGAGGCCAGAGTATTTTGTGCGGCGGGTGCAGAAGACGCGGTGAACATGCCTTACATGAACATGTACGTTTTTCCGGCAGCCAGGGTTGAGGAGATTGACGGTGAGAAATATGCCGTTCCTACCAACAAACTGCAAATCAACGGCATGCTTAGCGTATTGGGCAAGGCCGGTTTGAATGCAGTGCAGGAGTTTATGTTCCAGCAAATGGGTGAAGAAAACACTAATCAGCTGGATGATAACGCCGCAAAAAACTAGCCCGGAACCCCGAGTTTCGCAATCAATGCTGGTTGATGAAAAATGGGGTTCCTTTCCATATCGTATTCAACATCACCGAACTTTTGCCACATGAAAGATTCGCGATGGCTATCGTGTTTAGCGAATTTGAGGGCAACAAGTTTAACTGGGCGACAAAACAGTTTGAGGAGCCGAGCTGACGATACCGGCAGAAATCTCCGGCCAGAAAGCTCGCACTTCGATACGGTTATCAACAACCCTGGCCATGGTGCCGGGGTTTTTTATTGCTACGCATGAGGTGGTCTATGGGGTCCAAAAAGAGGGGCCGTCGCGGCGAAAGCGGCAAGAATCGCAAGAGGAGGCCAAACAGCCCGCCGGGCAACAGGCCAGAAAATGAAGTGCCTGAAGAAGAAAAAAAATCTGACGACAGTATCCAGTCCAAATGGGAAAAGTTAAAAGATTTTGCGGGAAAAGGTAAGGATACCTATGACAAACTCAGCGCGGTCAATGATATAGGCGTAAATTATGAAAGGCTGCTGGCGGGTATGCGAACGCGAGGGGTGAGTGAGCCGCAGATCAAACAGGCGCAAGATGACGTTTTTAACAACTATATTCCCGGCACTTCTCGATTAGATCGGATGAGTATTCTCGCTGACGCGCAAAAAACCTTTAACCCTGGGCTCACCAAAGACAAGTCTCTGCAAGCGGCTGAAATGATGGTGCCGATACTCTCGCGCTATGACGTCGCCTCTAAATTGAGTGATGATGCCTACGATGCTTCTAAAGATGATAATCGAAATACTATCAATGATTTAGTTTCCTCAATGGACGCGCTAAACAACCCGGAACGCGCCACCGAAATAGTCGATAGCGTTTTTAAATATACTCAGGGCACCGGCCAGACTATCGATGAGAAGAAAACAGAGGCATTTCTCGCCAACAAAAGTGTGGCCAGTCACAACCAAAACCTGCACGCGCTTTTCAGCGTTCTTGAACCGGTTATCAGTGACCTCGGCGGTGATGAGACGGCCAGCGGTTTGCAGAAAGCCTCCGACTTTATTAACGGCAAGAAGCCATTGTTACCGAATTCTCGTCGGGAAATTTTAAGACTGGGCATCGGCAATGCGCAAGGTACGGGGCAGTCACCGAGTCTACATGCTCTGCAGAATTCAGACGTATCGAGCTACACGCAGCAGCTGAAAACCATTTACCAAGCCCACGGTATCAACAGTTCAGCCGATATGCAGCGTGAGAACGGCATTCTTTTTGGCCGCGCAGGAGCAAAAGTCTATAACCAGATAATGGACGCCATCGATAAAACGCAACCCAGTTATGACAGCGCCATGAGCGTTAAGTCGGTAGTCGATAATCCTGCAAATCAGCTGTTGCTCGCGAAAGATCAGGTTGAAAAGGCCAAGGCGGATGTTCAGTTATCGGCTGCAGAAAAGACTGGAATTATGCCGATTTTTAAAAAAATCAATCAGGGCCAGGCTAAAGCCAGCGAATACGCTGCAAACTTTATCGATAAACACCCGCTACTGGATAAGGTGGGTTTGGGGGGATATTTAGCTTATCAAGTCCCCGGTGTTAAATCCTGGCTTGAGAAAAAAGCGTTGGCGCTTGGCGGTCCTCTTAAACGAACCGGAGGCTATCTTGGCCGTATGGCCATCGATGTGGCAAAAAACAAATTGCCGGCGCTGGGAAGAGCGGCGTTGCCGATTCTGGAAGACGTTGCCTTACCTTTTGTGGCTGATATCGCGGCACCTGCATTAGTGGTTGCAGGCGTAGGTTATGCGGGCCATAGCGTGACACAGTCCGAAGAGATGGCTGAACTTGACAGGGTTAAAAGACGAAATTGGGCGTTAAATAACCCTAAGCTGCCCTATTACAATGGCGATGTAAATCTAAAAGACTTGTCTCCCAAGCCCGGAATATCTCCCTTATCCCAACTTCCAGAAGTGCCTTCCGCCTCGCAGCAGCCTATTACTATTCAGGTTAACTCCATTCTGGATGGCAAGAAGGTCGGCGAGGGCACGGCTACCTATCTCGCAAGGGAAGCCGCGAAACCCAGAAATAGCGTCAGCGGTTACGACGCTTCTCTCTACGGTATTTTACCCGGCTCTGTAAGCAAATTAACGACCAATTAACGGAGTTTATATGTCGGTATTAAGCGTACTGAATAAACTGGCCCCGGCGACAGACACGACCACGACCCGACTCAAACTCGGGGACTTCCAGTTTGCTGATTTTGAAGTCCCGGAACGTATGTCGATTCCGGCCAGGCAGAAAACAGTCATTCACCAATTGATTGGCGGTAAGCGCGTCATCGACGTGCTCGGCGTTGAGTACGACGCGTTTAGCTGGTCCGGCATTATTACCGGTGCCAAGGCGGGTGACCGGGTGACCACGCTGGAACATATGCGTGACGCCGGAAAGGTGCTGAAGCTTACGCTGGGAACCTATAGCTTTAACGTAGTGATCACCCGTTTTACGCCAGTGTTCGAGTTTATCTATCGTAGACCTTATACCCTCGAGGTGGCGATCGTTGAACGAACAGATGCACCGGTTCGCGCCGATACACTGACCGGTGCGCTGGATGCGCTGGTGAACAGCGACCTTGGCAAAGCACTGGATCTTGCCAGTATTGCGGGCTCTTCGTCGGTCAAAGGCGCCACCACCAAGGCAACTTCACTGATAGGTGAGGTGAAGACCGCAGTCAGTACCGTGCAGTCGGCAATAAACGGTGTGAAAAACTTTGCCTCGGCGACGATAGATGAGGTGCAAACGGTGGTCCGCCCGATAGTCGCCGCGCAGAAGTTGGTCAGTCAGTCGATTACCCAGGTTGAAACCGAGGCGAACAGCATTGCCACGCTCGGCGGTTTGGTTCCGGGGAATCCTATCTCAAAAACCATTACCAACCTGGCCACTCAGGCTCAAACCGCGGTACAGCTACCCGCGCTTTACCAGTTGCAGAGTGTGCTTGGGAGGCTGAGCAAAAACGTTCAGTCCGGCCAGACCGCAGACGGTGTCAAGACTATTACCCATTCTGGCGGCAACCTTTTCCAGCTGGCCTCCGAATATTACGACGACGTCTCCAAGTGGATTAGCCTTTACATAACCAATCATTTTACCGATACCACTCTCACCGGTATCAACACCGTGTCAATTCCCTCCAATCCAACCAGCGAAATTGAAACGAGCTAACTATGGATATCAACAACCCGATAGTGACGCCCAATGCGCGTGGCGTGGGTGGGCGATGCCTGTTAAACGGCGTCGAGGTACCTTTTGTATCATTTGACGTAGAAAGTAATTCGTTCAAATCGGCGTCAACATTCAATCTGACGTTGGCAACGTCGGCGCTTCCAGCCGCAATGGGATTGCTCAGCTACTGGTCCACCCAGACCACCATCAAGGTTGAGCTATCGGTAAAGCTGACGACCGCCTCGGGCACGGACGAGAAAAAGCTGATTGTCGGCAATATTGACAGTTGGGAGTTCAATCCGGCGCATTTTGAAATTACGGCCAGCGGGCGCGATTTTACCGGACTATTGATTGACGCCAAGTCAGCCGGAGAGAGCTTCAAGAACTACACCAGCTCGCAGATTGCCAGCCTGCTCGCGCAACGTCACGGACTGACTCCGATAGTGACGGCAACCCGCGGGCGTTTTGGTGAATTCTACCAGATTGACTCGGCGCATCTCACCGGCGAGCAGACCGAATGGGACCTGCTCAACCAGTTGGCGGCGATTGAGGGCTACACCACTTACGTGGACGGTAACAGCCTGTATTTTCAGCCGATCCCTGACCCCGCGAAGGCTAAAAACTATGTGATCCGCTGGCAGCCGCCGGGGTCGCTGGCTTATCCGCAGTGTAATGTTTCGGACGACTTGCATTTTAGCCGCGCCTTGACGATTTCAAAAGGCATCAAGGTCGAAGTGAAAAGCTGGAACTCAAAGCGCAAAAACAGGCAGTTCGTTGCCACCTATCCCAAGACTACGGCAACCAGCACCAGCACCAGCACCAGTGCTCAGCCGCAGCTTTACAGCATTGTCCGTAACGGGCTATCGCCGGAGACCGCCGATGCATTGGCAATGTCGATTTATAAAAGTATCTCGCAGCATGAAATGAAGTTCACCGCCTCGACCGCGGGGGACAACCTGCTCACGCCGCAGACACTTATCCGCATTGAAGGAACGCAAAGCCCGTTTGACCAGACTTATTACTGCGACAGCGTGCATCGTTCACTGAGCTGGGACGCGGGTTATACCATGTCGATTTCCGGCAAAAACCATAGCCCGGCACTGGAAACTTCATCATGAAAGCACTAATGAACGCCATTGCGGGGCGTGCGATGCAGGCCAGCGCAGGGGACACCGGCACGCGGCAGGGCATTGTTACCGCTTACGATCCCGATGCTTACGCCGTCAAAGTTCAGTTACAACCGACTGGTGAAGAAACAGGATGGATACCGTTGCAATCGCCCTGGGTTGGTAACGGCTGGGGGCTGGTGGCAGGGCCGGTGATTGGCGCGGTAGTGGTCATTGAACCTGACTCTTTCAACATTGGCAACGGTGTGGTCGCAGGGCAGTTGTTCAACGATATCGACCGGCCACCGTCTGTGCCGTCCGGTGAGTTTTGGCTGGTGCATCAGTCCGGCTCGCTGCTGAAATTCACCAACGATGGGCAAGTGCTGGTCAGTTCGCCCAAAAAAATCACCTATACCGCGCCCGCTCATCACTTCACCGGTGGCGACGTCACGATTGATGAAAACCTGACTGTAGTTAAAGACATTTACGATCAGAACCAGGCGGTGGGATCGGTCAACACTCTGCGCACTACTTATAACGGCCATACCCATATCGAGAACGGCAAGGGGAGCAACACCGCAAGTCCGAACCAGCAAATCAACTAAACGGGTAATTCATGAAGGATATTTATCACTATATAGGCGGTGACCTGAGCACCTCGCCGACGGGAGACCTGCGCCCGGTCGAAAGTACCGAACGCGGCAAGCAGCGGGTTCTCCGGCGGCTGATGACCAACCCCGGAGATTATATTTTTCACACCAGTTACGGCGCAGGTCTGGGCCAAAAAGTCGGTGAATCAGTCAACATTAATGAATGGACCGCGTTGATCCTTGGGCAAATGCTGCTCGAGGATGCGGTGGCGCAAGACCCGACGCCCACCATTACGCTGACCATTATCGATCAGGGCGTTAGCGTTTATGCCAGTTACACCGACGCAACAACCGGCACTCCTGCAACTCTTAGTTTTGACGTGACGAGGTAATCGCGTGGCTCTCAATTTAAAAACATTTGCAACACTGGTCAGCGATCAGGTCACCGCACTACAGGGTGCAGCTGCCGGGCTGGTGGATACGGCAATAGGCAGTATCTTGCGATCGATTGTTGAATCCAACTCAGCGGTAGTGATGTGGATCCAGCAACTTATCGTAGATCTTTTGGTGACAACCCGCGCCGCAACCAGCTCGGGCGATGATCTCGATAGCTGGATGGCGGATTTCAGCTTTACCCGCCTCGCGGCTACGGCAGCGACGGGGCAAGTGGTGTTCAGCCGCTTTACTGCGACCAATCAGGCGGTAATTCCGGTCGGCACTCAAGTGTCTACCACCGACGGCACGCAGGCCTATCTGGTCACTACGGATACCACTAATGCCGCCTATGACGCGACACAAACCGGCTATGTGTTAGCTGCCGGCGTGGCGTCAGTCAGTGTGCCGGTACAGGCCGTGACGGCGGGTGCGGCGGGAAATGCGCAGCAGGGAACGATCACCGTGATCTCCGGCTCGATTCAATATGTTGATACGGTGACTAATACGGTGACGTTTGGCAGTGGCGAAGATGCAGAAAGCGATACCGATTTTCGGGCCCGTTTTGTGCTGTGGATTGCCTCGCTCTCGAAATCGACCCTGTCGGCAATTGGTTACGCGCTGTCGAGTATGCAAAACGGCGTGACCTACACCTTGACCGAAAATCAGACCTACAGTGGCCTGTCTCAGCCTGGCTATTTCTATGCCGTGGTGGACGACGGAAGTGGCTCCCCGTCAAGTACCTTTCTGGGGCAGGCCTACAGCGCGATCGACGCGGTGCGCGGGTTTACGGTCACATTTAGCGTCTTTGCGCCTGAGCTGGTCACCGCCAATATCGCGATGACCCTCACGCTGAGCGCGCCCGCCGTGCGATCCGAGGTGGTGGCATTGGTCGACGCGGCGCTGGAGTCATACGTCGCGTCACTGGCTTTGGGGCAAACATTGCCTTTCACCCAGCTGGCCACCATTGCCTATGGCGCCAGCCCGTATGTCACCAACGTAACCGGGGTCACGCTGAACGCCAGTTCTGCCGATGACTTAACAGCAACCGCCAGTCAGGTTATTCGCGCTGGCACAATTTCGGTGAGCTAAATGGCGACGGGCGATTCCCAAGATATGTTAAGTCGTCTCAAGGCGCTTATTCCTCCGACCTGGTATGGGGACAGCAGCCCGATTAGAGATGCGATCCTCACCGGCTGCGCCACGTCGCTGGCCTGGTGTTATTCACTATACCGGTATGCAAAACTGCAAACCCGTATCAACACGGCGACCGACGGCTGGCTGGATATCGCTGCTTATGATTTTTTCGGTAAAAATCTGAGCCGTTCTGCTGGCCAATCGGACGAACTTTTTCGCAATACCATCCACACCAACCTGTTCCGCGAACGAGGGACGCGCCAGTCGATAATCAATATCCTTGAGGATTTGACCGGCAAGTCTCCCGACATCTTTGAACCTTCAAGACCGCAGGACACGGGGGCCTACGCAAGCCCGACTCTCGCCTACGGTTTGGCGGGCGGATATGGCTCCATCCTGATCCCTTATCAGGCTTTCGTTACCGCTTATCGGCCCGACGGTTCGGGAATTCCCTATGTTGCCGGTTACAACGCCGCTTCGGCAGGTTATAGCGACGCATCACGCGGCGAGTACGCCTCGCAAGACATGATCAGCGGTTTGATAACGGATGCGCAGATTTATGAGGCTATTGCCTCGGTGAAAATGGAAGGCACGCTGGTGTGGGTCAAAATATTATCGCATCGCACTGACGGCTATCCCCGCCTGGGGATTGATTTCACCCTCGATGAGTCATTACTGCTGGAATATTCGCAGTGGTAATGGCGTGCATCGCAAAACAATTATCCAACACTTATTTCCCTCCACTGGAGAATCACAATGGCATTTACTGATGGTCAACTTTTGACCGCGGCTGAATTAAACGATTTGGCCAATAAAGCCGATCTCGACAGCGCGGTTACAGCCAAGATTGACGAGATCAATGGCTACAGTTTAAGCGCTGCACAATCGGCAGACACAGCGGCCTCAAACAGTACTTCGGCGCAGAATGCGGTTACGCTTGCTCAGCAGGCGGCAGCCGAGGCCGAAAACTCTGCGAATGAGACATCGGCGACATTGGCTGCTGCGATAAAAGGCAGTAAAACCTTTGCAGACGGGGCAACGCTGACTTCTCTTCTTGACCAGATCAATGACGGTGCAAACTTATACTACTGGACGGGGGCTTACCCCAAAACGGTGGCGGCGGGTTCCAGCCCTGGTGACGATGGCTATGGCGAAGGATACTGGGCCGTTGTTGGTGATTCAGTCTTTCGTTCTGAATTGGCTACCAGTGAGGGATTTAAATACACCGGGCAGGTTGCGTCATATGCCGCACTGAAACAGGTTGTACCATCCTATGCTGGACAACCCATACTTTTAAAATCTTACTATGATAAGGCTGCAACCGGCTCTGCAAAAGGTGGGGGAAAATTCGTTGCTGTTCCATTTCAGAGCACGGTCACAGAAGATAATGGTTCTGTTTGTGTGGTTAATTCCTCATGGTATTGGAAACGTGTTATTGATTATTACTATACCCCGGAAATGTTTGGCGCGATGGGGGATGGTTCTGCGGATGACTCTGCTGCAATAAACTATGCTATTTCGGCAGCCTTTGTGGCCCACACTGACCAGGTACGTGGTGACGGTATATACTCGGTTAAAAGTCAAATTACCCTGTTATCGGGCTATCATGATCCTGTGGTTTCTGGGCAGGAAACGCGTTTGGGCGCATCGCTTTATTTAAACATCGTGCAAGTCGATCCTACCGGGTGGCCTTCAGTACCTGATAACTGGTGGAATGCTCAGGCAGTTTTTGTACCTCCAGCAAACAATGAAATTGAATCTTATAAGCTTCATGTCAATGCAATGGATTGTGCAGGAGTCGCTTCCGCTATAAGCACCACCAATGCCGCGATTAATACTTCTCATCTACATATAGGTTTTTTACGAAACTTTATTATTGGTTATAAAGACTATCTCGGGCAAATATTCTCAAGTGGCATGAGCTATATTAGTGGGGAAAACTGGCAAGACGGTTATGTGGGCGTTTTACACGGAGGTACTGGAAATGGTGGCGGCAATGGCGAATGTTTGCAGGTTGAGATTAACTGGTGTGCAAATAACCGCTATGGCGGTGTCTTATTTCTAGACAGAAGTCAATACAGCCAAATTTTAGGCGGAACTTATGACTATAATGGCCAATGGGCATCGTCTCTTACTTTAACAAACTTGTCTAGTTCTGGAGCTTATGATGTTGAATTCGGGGATAAGCTCACCAGTGGAACTCATTCTGGATATGCCTTATCATCACTAATGTTCAACGGTGTTCAAAATGATAGTAATCCAGTATTACTGATCACCGAAAGTGCGAATAAGAAAGATGGAACCTCTGACTACACAGTCGGAGACACAATAACCTTTGGAAGTTGGTCTGCAACAATTAGCGCTATTGCACTGACGTCAGCGGTTAATATTAATTATTTTGATATTGTTATTTCAAATAGAACGGCCGATTTTTCTAAATGTAATATCGCAGCAACTTATGTAGGTGGAATTAGTGGTCACAATCTTTTCACCAATACTATTTTATGTGCTAACTCATATGCTGTCGTTGACGCAATTAACTGGAGAGGACTTGGAATTGCGGGGGGGACCACTTCGTCATATTGGTACCTTAAGCATTTATATGGCAATAGTCCGGTATTTGAGTTCTATCCAACTAATTTAATTATCGATAAAGATGTTCAAATTCGAAACAACGCTTTCTATGGGTCCAAGGGAAGCTATAATGCCGTAGTTGGTACAGAAATCACGGTCATGTCATTCCCTGCTGCCACAGATGATCTCTATCCAGACTATTATACGGTATTAATCGGAACATCAATTATAAGCCAGTATGCAAAAGCCCTGATAAGGGTTACTACTACATCTATAAGTATCGAGGAATCAACTTTGGCCTATTTCAAGTTGGATGTATCCGGGTTTAATCTTACGGCAAACATTAATGGCTCAGATGCTCTAATAACTGTGACTTCCAGGAGGGAGATGTAAAATGGCTAACTATTTGTTCGGTGATTTTTATGCGGGAACTACGGTTACCTCTAGCTGCTATGCTTATATTACCAGTGTAGGGGCATCTGATGGAGCATCTTACCCTTTAGTCATTACAGTATATTCTGATGCGGATCAAAAAACCGCAATTTACTCTCGTACTGATATGCTTCTCGAAGTATTGGGTACAGTCGAAACTGAAGAGAACAAAGAGCTGCGGGCGTTAAGAATATTCAACAGCATGCTTGCCCCGCAAATGAGCCTAGTTTCTGACTCTTAATTTTAATTCCTATTCACTTTATTTTTGATATCAGTAGTTAATCAAATTGTTGAATACACGTTTAACTTAATGACTGCTGTTCCCGGAGAATTAAATGGATCGCCAAATCGTCTATCCAGGCGCAATTCCGCTTGAAACAGATCTATTAAATACCAATAAATATGCCTTAATAGGTTTGGCCAAACTGTCTTCATCAATAATGGGCGGCTCGACCTATTTTAGAGGGTTGGAGTGTACGCCATCCGATTCTGCCGCAATGACCATTGATATTGCTAAAGGCGAAATATATAGTCTGCAAAATATAGATGGAACCGCGTATTCATCAATTAATGCAGACACAACCAATTCAATTCTTAAACAAGGTATTATTCTTTCATCAACATCATTTACCCTATCGGCCCCGGAGACTGCGGGTCATTCAATTAATTATCTTGTTCAAGTGACATACAGTGATATTGATTCCGGCGCTACCGTTTTGCCCTATTATAATACCGCGAATCCAACCGTTGCTTATAGTGGGCCTGCTGGATCAAGCGCTGCGCAAAATACCGTCAGGTCCGGCGTATGTAGCGTTTCATTAAAACAAGGCGTTGCGGCATTAACCGGCACTCAAGCTACGCCGTTGCCAGATGAAGGATATAACGCAGCCTGGATCATTGCTGTGGCCCAGGGTGAAACGGCTGTTACTGCTGCTAACATTAGCGTTTCTCCTGATGCAACTTTTCTCCCGGCCAAGGGGATAGTTGATGCTGCACAGTCAAAGGTGATGACACACGGTGTTGATACCGGCGCGACCAATGCCTATTCCGTAAACTTTTCACCCGCAATTACTGCTTTGACGGATGGCATGGAGCTGACCTTCCTGGCAAATAGCAGCAATACTGCCGGAACCACTTTGGCCGTTAATTCTTTATCAGCTTCGCCACTGGTGAATATCGCGGGTTTAATTCTGGCGGGTGGTGAAATCGTTTCCGGCGGCTACGCTACGGTTAAATGGAATGCCGCGATTGACGCGTGGATGTTGATTAATTCAACGGGAATTGGGGCTTCATTAGCCAATCTTGGGCTGAGCTCGTTATCTTTGCAAGGGGGATTGTTGGGTATACCTAAAGTGTATACGACCAGTGGTACCTATACGCCGACCTCGGGGACCCGATTTGTGAAAATCACCTTAACAGGCGGTGGCGGCGGGGGGGGCGGCGCGAATGCCACGACTACTTCGCAATCCTTCTCCGGCGGCGGCGGTGGTGCCGGGGCCACAGTCGTCGCTTATTTTACGCTAACCGGAGTTAGCCATTACGCCATTACGGTCGGGAAGGGCGGCGCGGGCGCAAGTAACGCATCTGCAGCTACCGGCGGTACCAGCTCTTTTGCTGGATTATATTCTGCACTGGGGGGCGAAGGGGCAAAACTTGTCTCCGTTACCCGTGCGGCGGGGGGTTCAGGCGGAATTGCTGCTGGCGGAGTTATAAATATTGATGGTGGATATGGTAACGACGGGCAGAACGGTGCTTTTTTATTAACAGCAAACGGCGGCAGCTCCTATTGGGGCGGTGGAGGTCGCAGTTCAGATGGCGTGGTGGGTTTGGCTGGAGTGGCTTTCGGCTCTGGCGGTGGTGGTGCGTATGATGCTTCACTAACCGGAACTGCTTTTACCGGCGGTGCGGGTAAGTCGGGCATCGTGGTTATTGAGGAATACGCATAATTACACACGCCAACAAACAGCCACAAGAAAGTCTGTGCCAACTTTTTGAATAAATTTAAAAATCATAAATCCGCTGCGGCGGGTTTTTTATTTTGGAGACATAAATGGATCGCCAAATAGTTTATCCGGGTGCCATTCCGCTTGATAAAGACCTGCTGTACACCAATAAAAATACCATGATTGGTCTCGCTAAATTATCAGCGTCACTAATGGGTTCATCAACCTATCTTCGAGGACTGGAATGTACGCCATCGTCGCCCGCCTCGATGACTGTCAATATCGCCGAAGGTGAAATTTATAGTTTGGAAAACATTGATGGTACGGCCTATTCCTCGCTGGATGCCGATACCGTTAATTCAATTCTTAAGCAGGGGCTGATTCTTTCTGCTACCTCATTTACTTTATCTGCACCAGCAATCACGGGCCAGTCAAGAAACTATCTTGTCCAGGTCACTTATACTGACATCGACACCGATTCTGAGGTTTTACCGTATTACAACTCTGGGAATCCCTCGGTGGCTTACAGCGGACCGGAGGGAAATGGTGCAACGCAGGATACCGTTCGCTCTGGAGAGTGTTCAATCGCACTTAAGGCCGGTGTTGCAGCCGTTACCGGGACACAAGTCACACCCGCTGCTGATAATGGATACACTGCCGCCTGGGTCATTACCGTTCCTGCGGGGGCGACCACAATTACCACAGCCAATATCTCACTGGCAGTCAGCGCGCCGTTTATTCCCGCCTCGGGTCTGGTTGATGGCATTCAGAAAAAATTACTGACCCACGGTAGTGATACTGGCTCTGCCAACGTCTATAGGGTGGATTACAGCCCGGCGATAACTTCTCTGACCGATGGCATGGAGTTGACCTTCAAAGCGGCCTTTAGCAATACCGGAGCTTCTACATTTTCTCAAAATGGCCTGACGGTAAGCCCTATTTTCAGCGTAGGCGGCGGCGCATTAAAGGGTGGAGAAATTGTCTCCGGTGGCAGCGTGGTGCTTAAATGGAATGCGACACTCTCTGCCTGGTCTCTGATGAGTACGACCGGAAGTGGTGCTCAATTAGCCAACCTCGGTATTGGCAGTGGAACCTTCAAAGGCTGGCTGCTGGGGGCGCCAAAAGTGTTTACTGCCAGTGGCACCTACACGCCAACTGCCGGCACCAAAATGATCCGCGTAACCGTTACTGGCGGCGGTGGTGCGGGCAGTGGTTGTCAGGGAACGACGACAGCACAAACTATTTCTGGTGCTGGGGGCGGTGCCGGAGGAACGGCAATCAAGACCATGGCGATTACCCAAAGTTCTACCTATCCAGTCATCATTGGTGCTGGTGGCACTTCGGTTGCAGGAGCAAGTGTCAGTGGCGGCAGCGGTAACCCGTCCTCGTTCAATGGGGGGCTGATTGGTTACGGAGGTGGCGGTGGCGGCGGAGGTGTTACAGCGTCATCGGCCGGAGGAGTGGGAGGGGCATCTTCAGGCGGGGACATTAATATCAGCGGTGGCTATGGCAGTGATGGTCAGTCGGGTACTTTTGTCTTTGCAGGAAACGGCGGCACATCATTCTGGGGCGGGGGCGGTCGCGCGGGTTCAAGTTCTGGCTCTGTCGGGCAAGCTTACGGATCAGGCGGCGGTGGTACATATTCCAGTTCTGGTACAGCGCAAACAGGCAGTGCCGGTAAATCAGGCATTGTGATCATTGAGGAATTCTCGTAGATATTACATTACCGTTTGAATTCCAACGCGTTAAATAATCCGCCCTGTTGAAAACCAATATCTAAACCAGCCGATGCGATACAGAGAATATTGCTGTCACCAAGGGGCATTTCGCCCCCTGGTTTGCCATTCTTACAGCGGACTTTTAGGTTCTTCCTCTTTTAAAGAGGCGAAATTATCAATTGATTGCTGGCTGATAGTTTCATCGGCTTTTTCAATCAATGAAGTCATTTCAAGTAGTTCCTGGAATTTGGATAATAACAGTTCAGCATCTGATTTAATCAAATCATCCGAGGAGGCGAGCACCGAGTTGATGGCTTTACTTACGCTGCCTATCATCTCTGAAGGGCCTCCCTCTTTGCCAATCGTCAGCATCAGCGCGCTTATCAGCAGGGATTGTGCTTCAACCTGTGCAGTAAGCTGTTTAGATGCTGCATCCATTGTAGATATTTTGTTGAGCATGTGAATGATGACGTTTCTCATAAATACCCTTGGATCAAATGGTTAACTGCAATCCTAAACCACCGAGGTGACATAACCTCTGAGGTTTACTAAGCGAGTCCTTTTACGGAAAGCTTAATATGCCAGAAACAATGTCTTTTATGATAGCGAAGCATCACACTCATTGCGCAAATCCTATAAAAAAACCCACCAAAAGGTGGGTTTTAGCATGGTATGTTTCAGAGCCAGGCTGTTTAAACGATGCTAGGTTGTTTTAGTGATGATAGTAGCCGCCACCACCGCCGCCGTGGTAGCCACCGCCGCGATGACCATCGTGATAATAACCTGGCCAGAAACAACCGCTCAGTGAAGCAATAACCAGCATAACGCTAACCGCTTTTAATGCATTTTTCAT